GGAGCACCTGATTAACCTGAATCACGTTTCGTTGGTTAATGGTGTATCAAGCACTAGAACTGATTTTAAGTATTTTTCTACGGAGCTAAACACCGACGTGAACATTACTCATGGAACCGACAGGTTTGCTAACGAGTTTCAGCAGTATACCTTGGAGCAGATGAGGAAGTGCTTGTCTTCTGATTGGAAGAAGCCCGTACTTGTGTGTGAACCACCTGTTGCTATTGCAGTAACTACAATCTCATAATGGATATGACTAAGTACATTAAAGTTACAGGGGTTGGTGGGACGACTAACACTGTCATTCCTTGCAATCAAGTTTGTAAGATTCTTAGAGACGGAGGTGCTCCATATAACATTGTGCGTATTGAGTATTTCGATACAGATGGAGATGCAAAATTGGTAAGGCTCGAAACAGCTTTTACTACCGAAGCATTGAATGTTGCTATCTGCAACTTTCTTGCAGACAAGATTGTAGAGGCGTTGCAGCTCCCATACGAAAAGCCCATGCTTGAGATTCCTGCAGATGGCTTTCCATCACCCATTATCTCAGTTCAGATTCAATAATCATGCAGAAGTACCTCAAAATCACCGGACTTACAGCAGGCTTTAACACTGAGTCGCTTGTGCCTGTTTACTCCGTAGCACAAGTCATTAAGGATGGCACAGGGCCGGACTTTAACTTTGTTCTGTTAAGGAATTTTTCTAGCCATTCAAGTGGAGATATTGTTACCATTTCTCATGCGAATGGCACAGAAGCGCAAAATGTCGAGATGTGTAATTTCATTTCTGACCTTATCGTAAAGGCTAATCAGAGAAAGTACACCGAACCCTACCTTGAGATTGCGGCAACGGACTTTCCTCGTACAGTAACTAACGTCGTTATCAACTAAAGAGCTATGGAAAAGTTTTTTACCATTACAGATACTACGACAGGGCAGAAGCACTTGATTAACTTGCAGGAAATTGCAGGATTCAACTCAACAACTACGGTGCTTACTATTAAGTGCAAAGCCCCTAAAGGCGATGCTGCTGTAGAGTATGAAATCACTCACGATACCGCACCAACCCCTACAGCTTTTAGAGTGTGGTTTGCTGAGCAGATGGAGGCCATCCTTGCATCAGATTGGAAGCACGTCACTGCCGAGCCTACACCACCTTATACAGTAACCGCTATTATCTAAACTCATGACAAAGTACATTCGTCTTTTGAACGCAGATGGGCAAGACTACCTCATTGACGTGACCAAAGTTTTGGGTTTTGAAGATAGCACAGCTTCTACCACTCAAATGACCATCATCTATAGCCCCATTACAGGCAATAATGATGTGAGGATTAGAATCCAACACGCTGCTGCTCCTAATGCTTCCGCCTTTCAGAATTGGTTTGTTGACCAAATGGAAAGCATTTTGTCAGGCAATTGGAGAGAAGTGGTAGAAAGCCCTGAACCTCCGTATGCCGTAACAGGAATCTTTAATACGTAAGAAGAATATGAGCGACTACAAATACATCAAGTTCACTGACCTCACTAGCGCGGTTGGTCAAACCGAGCAGACTGTGGGGATTTATGGATTGAGGAACAACTCTTTTGACGCAGACTATTCCTACCTTCAGATTACTTACCTTATTGGTCATGCACAGGATAACCAATTGAGAATTGGAGTTGTGGGGCCGGATGGAAGTACCCCTTTTACGTCGGGCGGAGCAGCAGGATATAACGTTGGCGCTTACGTTGAGTTTGCCAATTTGATTACTGATTTTATCCTTGATGCAGTACAGAGTGGAAAAACCATAACTGAGGTAAAAGCAGGTCTTGGGGGAACTATTCGTCAAGACCTTGGTGTCATTACAACCCTCACATTTATCTAAGCTATGTATACAAACGAAAAGTATCTCAAGTTTACAAGTCCTTCTGCCCGCAGGTTTTTTATTCGGGTGAATGATGTCATTACCGTTGAGGTACTTACCTCAAGTAGAGTTCAAATTGTGTATGCTCAAGCAGAACATACGTCTCAGGGGTGGAACATTAGCACCTCTAGTGCAGCGGAAGCAAATGCAGCAGCCGCAGATTTGATGGAGCAGATTATTGCTTTGCAGGCAACGCCTTACACAGAAAGCGTCAGGGACTTCTCACCAAACGGATACGAAATTACAGGTCAGTAAGACTATCCTACTACAGAAAGAGAGGGGCAATAGCCCCTCTTTTTTTTGGCTATCTTTGTAGCATGAACGGGCTAATTAGAATACAGAGTGGGCGTGACCCTGACCTCTACATCCCCGTTGATTCTATCAAGGAGATAACGAGAACAGGGGCAGCACAAATCACTATTGTGACATACCCGGTATTGCTGAATAGGGCAGGTACTAATGATGCACCTGCTTATGTGCTTACAGAGACGGGTTCAGGTGCAGGCACTGCTGATGAGGATAACGTGCAAGCTCTAGTTGAGGCATGGACTTCTGTGCTTAGGGGTCAGCAATCTGTTGCCACCGTAAACTTTAGATTTCCTATTGACGGCTTTAGCAGGGCGATGTTTGTGTGGGCCTAAGCCAAAAGCCCTCTGCTTTTTAATTCCGTATCTTTGCCTAAAACGAGGCAATGATTAACTCAGTCAGACAATCTGTTCTGTCTGTGCTAAACAAGAATAACTACGGTTATCTCTCACCTGCTGACTTCAATCTATTTGCAAAGCAGGCACAGCTAGATATCTTCGAAAGTTATTTTTATCAGTACAACTATCAGATAAACAAGGAAAACGCCCGACAGTCAGGCACGGGTATTGCGGACTTGGCGAAGGGCATCGAGGAGTCGATGGACTTGTTTTCTGTGACTCGTGGACTCAACCTCGATACAACCGCAGCAGGGCAGTACCTGATGCCATCAGCAGCCACCACAGGTAGCGACTACTACCTTGTTAACAAGCTCCTTGTGTATAAGGGCATCGTGACTTCAGGTACGACCACAGGGTTTACGGGGCCGGGCAACAACATTTTGACTGATAGTGGAGCTACTTTTTCGTCAGACACTATTGTAGCCGGAGATATTGTAGGAGTGGAGACAGCGACGCAGGGCGTTCAGTACGTGACCGTGGTATCTGTTAATTCGAACACACAGATTACTGTTACAGGAACTGTCCTTAGCGCAGCAGGTTTCCCCTACACCATCTTCAGCGCAAACACTCAACAGAACGAGGCAGAAAAGGTGACGCATAGCAAGATTACTATGCTCAACAACTCCATCTACACTGCTCCTACACTTGAGTACCCTGCGTACACCTCTGAGGAGACTTCAGTTCAGGTCTTCCCAAGCACCAATATGACAGCGGGTCGGGTGATTGCTCAATACTTTAGGTATCCTAAAGACCCGAATTGGACGTATGTAACTCTTGGTGGAGGTGAGCCTGTGTTCAATCAAACAGCGAGTGACTTCCAAGACTTTGAAGTGCCGCTTGATGAGGAGAACAATCTCACTATGAAGATTCTTCAGTACGCAGGTATTACGATTAGAGAGCCTGAAGTCTTTGGCTTTGCTACGGGTGAAGAAACCAAGGAGCAACAAAAAGAAGGATAATGGCGTACATCAATCAGTTTCAGTATTACGAGAACGGGGGAGCAAATCCTGAAGGAGCCAATTGGGGTTCCTATCAGTACGTTTCCCTGTACGATATTGTCAACAACTTCATGTTGATGTACTCAGGCAACCACAGCCTTGTCAACAACGAAGAGAGATACAAGGTTCTGTTTCATGCCAAGCGTGCCATTCAGGAGCTTAACTACGATGCCTTCAAGGAGCTGAAGGTTCTGCAGCTTACCATCACAGACCAATACAGGTTTATCCTGCCATCTGACTTTGTGAATTGGGTTCGCATCTCCATGTACAAGAATGGATACCTGTACCCGCTGACCGAAAACATTCAGGTCAACTACGCCAAGTCATACCTGCAGGACAACAACGAACGCATCTTGTTTGATGTGGACGGCAATGCTCTGTCTCCTGAGTTCTCAGAGATTGACTACCAACGCATCACGGGAGGTAAGAAAAGCATCTACCTCAATACGGGTCACCCCTTCGATGGTTTCGAGGGATACTTCGTAGGAGGCCATTGGTACTTTGAGACTCCTTTCGGTGGCGCGTGGTATGCGCTCAATACAGAGACGGCAAATGCCAATCCGACCTTTGCCATTGACCGAGCATCAGGCGTAATCAACTTCAGCTCTAACATCGGAACGGGAGCATCTGTGGTTCTTGAGTACGTGTCAGACGGCATGGAGAATGGGGACGACAGCAAGGTTCACATCAACAAGCTCTTTGAAGACT